GTGCCGTTCCTGGTGCTGTTTCTCGGCGTCATGCTCTGGTACAGCGTGCCGCTGACCTTGATCGCGCTGGCGCTCATCACGCTGCTCGCCGTGGCGAGCGCTGCAGTGACGCCGCTTCTGTGAGGCGCCAGATGGTTTGAGAAAAGCGGGGAGGGCGGGATTCGGTGGGATTCCGCGGGCCGTCGTGAGACGAAAACGCTAGGTTTCGCGGGAAGTTTATTGGGGCCGTCGGGCGTAGGGCCAGGTTGCGGCCTCGCGAGCGGCGGCGCGCCACATGGTTTGAGGGAAAGGTGGCGCGGCGTCACATGGTTTTGAAACGAGGCGCTGGCTCGCCACCCTAATACGAAAAGACGACCATGAGGATGGCGGCAAACACGGCGACGCCGAGGGCGATCAGGACGAGAGTCTGATGCTCAGGATTCCCGCCGGCCGCGCCCGGCGACGGGATCGATGGCAACTCTGGTAGCGGTTCGACCTCGGCGCCACAGTGCTTGCAGCGCTTCGCCTCGCGCAGGATCAGTTCCGCACACGCCGGGCACTTACGCTGCATAGCGCCCGCTATCGCCGCCGGCATGAAGCCGACAGCGAAGAGGGCGATCGGGCCGAAGAGGAACCCCGCAAAGAACCATCCCCACGTACCACGCCCCTTGCTCGAAGCGACAATCGCCGTGAACACTCCGCAAACCACCCACACGATGATCAACAGCAAGACGATCCAGGTCATGGCATTACCTCCATTCAAAAGCGCCGACAGGCCCAGACGACCCGGCCAATGATAGCGAAGCCGTTCGGCTCCTCGAGCTGCTTGAGCGGTATCGTGAACGGCTCGTAGGCCGAGTTTCGGCTGATCACGCGGAGCATCCCGCCAGGGAGGCGTTGAAGCTGCTTCACCAGGAGCGCATCATCGAGCCGCAGGACGTAGATGCCCTCGCGGCTTGCGTGCGTGTCCGTATGATCGATCAAGATGATATCGCCGGCGCGCAGGTCCGGCTCCATGCTGTCGCCGCTCACGTAGATCAAGCGCAGATCCTCTGGCGTCGTCCGCAGCTCCTGCCTGATCCATTCCTCCTTAAACGCGAGGGCGTCCACGACTGGCTCGCCATCAACGATTGTTCCCGCGCCGGCGCCGGCGCGGACGTCATAGAGCGGCAGGTAGACGTAGCCCGCGCGCGGCTGTTCTACACGAGCAGCGCCTAACCGTTTCGCCCGATCCGCGGCCGACCCGCTGGCCGCGAGCGGTTTACGCTCTGCCGCATCCATGAAGCCGCGCGGTTCATCACCATAGAGGAGCCAGAGCGGATTTATATCAGCGCGCGCGGACATCAAGTTGATGAACTCGGCATCCGGCAGCCGTTCCCCACGCTCGTAGCGACCGAGCGTCCCTTCGTGCACGCCGAGCACATCGGCGAACTCCGCTTGTGTGCGCCGGCCCCTTGCCTCCGCAATCCGTGCGCCGATCGTGATCGGGTCAAGGGCCGCCTCGCCGGTCGTCTCGGTTGAAGGTTTTGCCGCCGAACCTCCAACGCGAGAAGCTTCAACCGCCTCCGAGGCTGACCGGCCGCGACCCCTTGAAATCCTTACCTTTTTTGCCCGCTGTGCCATAGCAGCTCACCAGTAGAACATTCAACCTATCCAATCGGCCACTTGCAAGCTGCCGAAAGGTTATCTATCCTCTCCGCATGGTTGGACATGCGGCCCGAAAAAAAGCCAATCGGGCAAACGACTGGCATCCAGCGGACGTCAAGGCCGCTCTAGAGAAGAACGGCTGGTCAGTCCGCCGCCTCGCACAACGCTTTGGCCTGAGTCACGCGACCCTCAGCCAAGCGCTCCGCTCGCGCTATCCGGCTTCAGAGCGCCGCATTGCCGACGCGATCGGCGTTCACCCGATGGTGATCTGGCCGAGTCGCTACAACCGAGACGGAACTCCGAACGGTCGACGCGGCAATCCCAACTGGATAGCCGGGAAGCATCGTAGCACCTGTTCTCATCGCAGTCCTGTCGGAAGTCGGCGGGTGAATTGACATGCGGCGCATCGAGGACTACCTCACTTCGGACCTGTTCGGTGCGATCCCGAAGCCCGCGGATCTGGAGTCGCCCGCGATGGATCTGAAGGTGCGGATCGCCCATGCGATGAGCCGGGCGATGAAGCGGTGCTCGCGCGACAGGTACGAGATCGCCGCAAGGATGAGTCGCATCCTTGGACGAGAAATCTCGAAACACATGCTCGATGCCTATGCGGCGCCGAGCAAGGACACACACGTTCCCAATCTCTCGTTCTGCATCGCCTTCGACGAGGCGACCGACCAGAACGAGCTCCTCAATCTGTACGCATCACTGCGTGGCTGCGGTGTCCTCGTCGGCGAAGAAACGCTGCGCGCCGAACTGGGCCGCCTGGAGGTTGAGGAATCGGAAATCAAGAAACGCAGACGCGAGATCAAAGCGTACCTCGGAGGAAGGCATGGGCGAACACAACAACAATGAACCGCACCTCTCCCCAGCCAAGTTAGCAGGACTGCCTGGCATGCCCACTACCGTTTACGGGGTACATAAACGTGCCTCAAGTCGCGGTTGGCCTTGGCGGTCCCGCGCCGGTCGCGGCGGCGGGCGCGAGTATCCCCTCTCGGCGTTGCCAGAGGAGACACGTACCTATCTGGCGGCGCGCGGCGTGAGCGCGCAGCTCGAGAGCGAAGCCGGCGCGGCCGGGACGCTCGCGGCGCGCAAGGTCGCGCTGATCGAGCGCGTGCAGGGCAAGGCGCGCGAGGTCGCCCAGGAGCGCAGTCTCGCCCGCGCGCTGACGCTCTCGGACCGCGCGACCGAGCGGGTGGACGCGAAGCTCGCGGTGCTCGCCGCGTTCGAGGCTTTCCAGGCCGCGGCGGCGCTCCCGCGCACCCGCGCGCTGCACACCTTCGCCGCGGAGTACTCCGCGGGGCGGATCAGCGTGAACGGCGCGCGGCACGAGATCCCCGACGTCTCGCCGGCGACGCTGCATCGCTGGCACATCCAGCTGCGCGAGGGCGGGATCACGGCGCTCGCCGGCGCCTACGGCAACCGCAGGGGCTCGGGCAAGGTGGACAGCCAGCGCGAGGTGCATGACTTCCTCGTCGCGATGCTGGTGGACCACCCGCACGCGAGCGCCAAGCACCTCTCGAAGGGCCTTTACGCACGCTTCAAGGACCGGCCGGACGTGCGGCTGCCGCGGCCTCGGTCGCTACAGCGCTGGGTCCGGCGCTGGAAGCGCGAGAACGCTCAGGTCTTTGAGGCGGTGCGCAATCCGGACGCCTGGAAGAGCCGCTACATGACGGCGCAGGGTTCGGCCTCGGAAGGGATCGAGCGGCTCAACCAGCGCTGGGAGCTGGACTCGACTCCCGGCGACGTGATGTTGACGGACGGCCGGCACTCGGTGATCGGCGCGATCGACGTCTGGCCGCGCCGGGCGAAGCTCCTGGTCGCCAAGACCTCCAAGGCGGCGGCGATCGCGACGCTCGTGCGGCATGCGCTCCTCGACTGGGGCGTGCCCGAGCAGGCGAAGACGGACCAGGGCCAGGACTACACGAGCAAGCACGTCGTGCGCGTCTTCGAGGGGCTCGGCGTCGAGCACATCCTTTGTCCGCCGTTCCAGCCCTGGCGCAAGCCGCACATCGAGCGGTTTTTCCGGACCTTCGCCCATGACCTGGTGGAGCTGCTCGGCGGCTTCATCGGCCACAACGTCGCCGAGCGCAAGGCGATCGAGGAGCGCTCGGCATTCTGCGAGCGACTGTTCCAGAAGGACGGCCTGCTCGAGGTGAAGCTCTCATCCTCGGAGTTCCAGCGCTTCTGCGACGAGTGGTGCGAGAACGTCTACATGCACCAGGCGCACGAGGGCCTGGGCGGCAAGACGCCGTTCGAGCGCGTGGCCGCCTGGACGGGAGAAGTGCGCAGGATCGAGGACGTGCGTGCGCTCGACGTGCTGCTCGCCGAGGCGCCCGCCAACGAAGGGCTACGCACGGTCCAGAAAAAGGGGATCGAACTCGACGGCACGCACTTCATCGCGCCGGAACTCGGCCCGCGGGTGGGCGAGCAGGTGCGCGTGCGCTTCGATCCGGCGGACCTCGGCCGGATCTACGTCTTCGACCTGGCGGGAGAGTTCGTCTGCGTCGCCGAGGCGCCCGAGCGCACCGGGATCGACCGGCGCGAGGTCGCCGCGAAGGCGCAGGCGCTGCAGCGGACGTGTGTCCAGGAGGCTCGCCGCGAGCTGAAAGCCTCCGCCCGCAAGCTCAAGACCGCCGACATCGTGAACGAGATCCTCGCCGAGCGCGCCGAAGCTGCCGGCAAGCTCGCGCGGCTGCCGAGCGCATCAAACCTCCTCCATGCGTCGGCCGGTCTCGCGCAAGCGGCCGAGGCCGCGCGCTCCCGGCGAGGACCGGAGCGCACCATCAGCCAGGCGGAGATCGCCGCCGCGCGGGCACGCCTCGAGCAGGCGAAGCCCGCGGCGACCGTGACCGCGATCCCGGAGACGCCGCGGCAGCGCTACCAGCGCTGGTGCTCGCTCGATCGCCAGGCGCAGCTCGGCGCCCAGCTGACGCCCGAGGAGCGCGACTTCCACGAGCTGTATGCGCAGTCGGACGAGTTCCGGTCGCAGCGCCGTGCCGCGTTCGCTGCGAAGGAGGACCGCGCCGCCGAGGCCTGACAAAGACAACGCCCCGGTGGCAGCCGGGGCGCTGAAGGCAGGCGGCGCTTCGAGAGCGCCACCCACCGAGGAGCCCACAGTATGACGCAGCGAACCCCTATCGGCAACACGACGCTTGCGCCGCTCACGAACGTCGCGCTCTGTCTCGCCGCGCTCGAGCGCGCGATGGGCCGGCAGCAGCACCTGCCCGGCCTGGTGATGTTCTACGGCCCCTCGGGCTGGGGCAAGAGCATGGCCGCCGCGCACGCCGCGAACGTGCATCGCGCCTACTGCATCCAGGCAAAGTCCACCTGGACCAAGAAATGGGTGCTCGCCTCGATCCTCTCCGAGATGGGCGTCGCGCCGGCGCGCACGATCCCGGAGATGGCCGATCAGGTCGCCGAGCAGTTGAGCCTCTCGGGCCGGCCGTTGATCGTCGACGAGGTGGACCACCTGGTGGACCGCAACCTGGTCGAGATCATCCGCGACATCTACGAGGGATCGAACGCCGCGATCCTGCTGATCGGCGAGGAGCTGCTGCCAATCAAGATCAAGCGCTGGGAGCGCCTCCACGGGCGGATCATCGACTTCGTTGCCGCGCAGCCCGCCGACCTGGAGGACGCCGCGCACCTGCGGAAGTTCTACGTGAAGCGGGTTCGGATCAAGGACGATCTGCTCGAGTTCGTCCACGCGCACGCGCACGGCAGCGTCCGACGCATTTGCGTGAACCTCGCGCGACTAGAAGAGGAGGCGCTCAAAGAAGGCAAAAAGGAAATTGATCTCGAATGGTGGGGCTCCCGGGCGTTGTTCACGGGTGAAGCCCCGAAGCGGAGGGTGTGATGCCGCGCCGGGCAAGCATCCTGATTCCGCCGGACGAGGTGGCCGTAGTGGTCTGTCCGGCCACGCTGAGCACGCCGGCCACGAGCGTTCATCTGAGCATGTACAGCAGCGCTGTCGCGTTGCCCATCAGTTGTCAAGTGCGCCTGTGGTTCGCGCAGCGTGACGGCGCGCGGGAGCTCGTGCTCTACCTCGAGCCTATGGACGCGCGCCTGCTCGCGCGCCGCCTGCTCTCGGCGGCGGCCGAATCCGACAGGAGTGCGCATGGCTGAGCGCCGCAAGCTTGGCGGCAAGAAGCCCGTGCACCTGCGAGCCTCGGGCGGCGCGCTCACCGTGCGCGACCGGATCTGGGCCGCGATCCGCGCGCGCCGGACGCGTTTCACGAAGGCCGACATCGTCTTCGACACCAAGGCGAGCGCGGGCAGCGTGCGCTCGTACTTCGAGCAGCTCTTGAAGGGCGGCTATCTGCGCGCGCTCGAGGATCGGCCGCGCAGCCAGACCTGCCCGTACTGGACCTGGACGCGCTACGAGCTGGCGCGCGACGTCGGAGTGGATGCGCCGCGCCTGCGTCGCGACGGCTCTGCGGCGACGCTCGGCCGCGGGCGCGAGCAGATGTGGAGGACGGTCAAGATCCTGCGCGAGTTCGACGCGCGCGAGCTCCAGGCGGCGGCGAGCACGGACGGGCACCGCGTCGCGCTCACGACTGCCAAGGACTACGTCCTGCAGCTTGCGCGCGGAGGTTATGTCGTGCTCGCGCGCCGGGGCCGCAACGGCGTGTATTCGCGCTACCGCTTCCTTCGCGCGATGAACACCGGGCCGCGCTCGCCGATCGCGCAGAAGTCGAGGGCGATCTTCGATCCGAACCTCGGGAGGCTGATGTGGCAGCCGTGAACGCTCAACCGGACGCCAACCGCCGGAGCGTGCTCATGCACTGGGGCGCCGACGCCCCGGAGTGGGTGCGAGCGCTCGCCGAGGAGTGCGACCGCACGAGCCAACTCCAGGCCGCGAAGCGGTTGGGCGTCTCCGGGTCGCTCGTCAACCAGGTCCTCAAGCACGTCTACAACGGCCGTTACGACGGGATCGAGGCGCGCGTGAAGGGCGAGCTGTTGCGCGAAACCGTCCTCTGCCCGGTGCTGGGCGAGATCTCCTCGCGCCGCTGCCTGGACGAGCAGGCGCGGCCCTATGCCAACACCAACCGCATCCGGGTGGCGCTCTACAAGGCGTGCCGCTCCGGCTGCCCGAACTTCCGGGGGAAATGAGCCATGTTCGAACGCGTGAGAATCGTCCCGGTCTCGCGGCTCGTCGCGATCGGGGCGCGCTGGTTCGTCGTCGGCGCGTTCACGGGCGTGGCGCTCGCTTGGATCGCCCCGCTCGCCCTGGATGGCGTTCTCCTCGCGCCTCGCCCGCCGGTGGTTACGGACATCGGCGGCGAGGCGGCGGTCGTGCGCTTCCAGGCGAAGCGCGACGGCCAGCTCGTCAGCTGCACCCTCACCATGCACTGGAGGACCAAGGCGTGGACGCTCACATGCTGACGCGCGGCGCTGCCGAAAGTGCAGCGCGATACTGCAACTTCGAGCGCCCGGTCGAGGGGCCGGTGTACGCGGACGAGTACATCGAGTTCTGGGGCGGCGTGTACCTGGCCAACCCGCAGGTCCGGGCGCGGGGCGTGCGATTCGACACGTTCCTCATGGCGCCGATGGAGATCCTGCGCGCCTGCGTGGCCCCGGGCGTCGCCGTCTCCTCCTGCGACCTCGCGCGCAACGGCTACACCAGGCACGACGAGGCCGTGCTCCTCACCATCGCTGAGGCCGCGATCCGGCACATGGAGCGCGCCGGCGCGCGCTGTGAGAACGGGCGCTG